CTTGGTTGGTCATCCCCGTGCGGTAAATCAACTCATCCACATAAAGATTGTCCCCCGACTTGTACACCGCCACAAGTGCGGTTGGGTCGTTGGTGTACCCGAAGTCCATCCCGTGACATAAGAGCGTGGCATCCGTAGGTATCTCTGCCTGCCCGTATTGGAATATCGTAGCCCTACTCATACCACGTTCTCCTAATCCGTAGATTCTCCAATAGTCATTGTCCGTATCTCGTAGCCTTTCTATTTCATTTCGTATGGTGCTATCAAGAAACGGGTTGTCAAGGTAAGTTGTCTGATAAAAGTCGCAGTCATCACGAGTTACCACCTTATCATAAATCCAATGGAATGCATCCGAAGGGTTGTAGTCAAGGATTGCCCTGTCCTCTGTCCGCATTATTAGCTGCTGCCAATCCTCAAACGTCAGCTCGTTGGCTTCGTTAATGTACAGGAGGTTGCGCTTGCGCCCTCGTATCTTCTGCGGTTGGTCAAGGCTGATAAACTCCACAAGGTTGCCGTTTAGGTAGTACTCGTGGCTTGACCTGTTATGGTACGCCTCGTTGTACAGGTCGTTGTTACGCAGTATCTCAAAGAAGTCACGCATCACCGAAGCCCGAAGCGAAGGGAACGTCTTACGGCAGATTGTGATGGTCTTGTTGGTTTTGTAGTAGGAGTAATGGAATATCACCCATAGCAGGATGTTGTAAGTCTTTCCGCTACGAGTACCGCCCTGCTCAACGACTATCTTCTTGTCGCTGCGCTTTAGGTGGTTATATACTTTATTGGTCTGAATCTTCTCCAAGCACTTCAATTTGAAATAGCTTGCCCGAAGATACGTCTACCTCTTGCCTCTCTATATACCCACGCTTCTTGCCTTTGGTCTTTAGAAAAAAGATAGTAGCGGTAGAGTTGCCCTCCTTTATCTGCTTGTGCAGTTGGCTCTCTGCGAAGTCAATTGCTACGTCTGATAGTTCTTCGACTGCTGCTTTGTATTCTTTGTCCTCTTGCAGCCATCGGTAATGCGTTTGCCGTGCGATGTCAACGCTCTTGCAAGCAGAAGTAACAACTCCTAACGATTTCTCCAACGCATCAAGCATTGCCTTTTTATGGATGTCACTACTTGTCATTCTTCTCTGCTGATTTAAAAAATTCTTTATCTGAATGGGACTTTAGTTCTTCTTGCCTTTTTTTCAAAGAATCCATATGAACAGGGTCTAATCTTTTTTTCTCTCGTTCTGTTTTTAGTTTACGGATTCGCTTTATCTCACCATCCAAAGGTTCGCACTTCCACATTTGCTCAAGAGAATAGTAAACAACAGAATACCTGTACGATGAATTGTTTTTGTATTGTATGTCCGATACCCCGTGAAGAATATCTTGTCCATTAAAGATTGTTAACGTATTGTCTGCAACCTCAAGAGCAATGTCTAACTCGGGAATTACAAGGTGACCACCAATGATGTCGCTCTTGAATACAACCATATTTGAAAGCACCCCTTTGAAGTTCCCTGCATCGTAATGATATTTAAGCTGATTGTTTTTATTTACTATACCACTTGTAAATGGTGAGGCTCCTATTGTCCAATCATTCATCACTCGTTCCTTAACGGTTTCCGTGTGGTGTTCGTATTGCTGAGGAAAGTACTCTTTGTAGTAATCAACCAACTCACTTACAAAGTTTGTAATTATGTAATGTTGCTTTGGGTAGTTTTTAGCCATTGCCGTAACGGTGCAATAGTCGTGACGCATTGGAATTCTTGGGGAGTACCCGAATATATTGGATGTTGATACGAGTCCTCTGCTTCTTTTGCCAGTTGAGTATTTTTGATTTTTAACTGCCCATCGCAAAGCAGAAGTATCAGTTTCTAATTTTTTGTAAAAGACAACAGGTTCGTTATTGACATAAATAATACAGTCCTCTTTGATTGTTGTACTTACATCCGAAAGCAAGGCAGTTCGTTTTCTGAACTTATCCTTGTCTATTGGCTTGCGCTCAAGGTCTATGCGTTTCATAATTTCTTTGATTTGTACTGCTCACCTACAAGTTTAGGTTCATAGTACCATCTTTTGTCTTCCTTAATAATTACATTAACAGTTGGGTCAATGGATTGAAATATCTTTATTTCGTTTTCCGCTTGTTGCTTTCTGTCAAATGCTTGATGACCACCTGCTCCGCTGCCGACAGGTTTGCACTTTATAGCGTGACGTGCGCAAAATAAAGTAAACTCATTATTGTTTACCATTTGGAAGAACTGATAAAAGTCCTCAAATGTATTTACGTCTTCACGAGGCCTAAAGGAGGAGGTTCTAATCAAATAACAAGTTTGCACTCTTTTATTTATGTGAGTAAATAGCTTCTTGCTTTTTGCGTAAAACTCAAAGTCATAAGGGAACACAATGGCACCCAACGACTTATGCTTTGAAAAGTATGTAAGCATATCCTGCAAGTCTTCAGATATATTACCAACTGCCGAAACGTCATCGTCTATCTTAAAAATAATGTCATAGCCGTTTTGCTCTGCATATTTTTTACCTTCTGACAATGCATACGAAATCCCTGCGTTGCTTCGCTCAAGCATTAACTTGTTCGGGTAGTCATACTTTTCGTAGTCCTCCTTTTCTAATATAACGATTGCATCAATTCCCAATGAGTCAACAAAGGGTCGGCATACTTTCTGAAATACATCAGCCCGTTGCTTACTTGGTATTATTGCTATTGCTTTCAATTAAATAGATAATTACGTCTGTATTGCTTTCTAACTGATTTTCCTTTGCAAGTGCCTCAAGTTTCTCAAAGACATACTCGTATTGTTGATTGTCAAAGTACAGAGTTATCTGCTTGACCTTTGAATTTATATACGCATCAAGAGACTTGTTAAGTTCATCTTTGTCGAACTCGGGTTCTTTATCATCGTCAAAATATGCGGATGGAATATCCACTCCCCAATTAAACAAGTCTTTTACCTCCCACTCGTTGGCAAGCAAGTCCCAATCCCATTCTCCGAAGCCTACGTTGTCCTTGATAATAAATTCATCCTTCTGTGCATCCGTGAGTTTGTCAGCAATGATGATGGGTACTTCCTTCAGTCCTGCAGCAATACAAGCCTTAAGACGCATATTCCCTCCAAGCACAACCATATTGCTATCTACTACGATTGGACGCAGCTCAAGCATCTGTGGGAACTCCTGTATAGACTTTACAAGCTTCTTGAACTTGTCATCCTTTATTATTCTTGGGTTTTTTGGGTTTGGTATGATTGTACCGATTGTTGCTCTTTGCATATCTAAATAACTCGTTTTGTTAAATGGTGGTTGTGAACCTCGTAAAGGTAGTCCTTTTTTAGGTTAGTGCCGAAGTCAGCCTCGTGGTGGCAAGTCCTGCATAATGCCATAAGATTCTCGATGTTATCTCGCATCTTGCTCCCTCCCATCCCTCTGGATTCTATATGGTGGATGTCTACGGCTTGGCCTTGACATACCTCGCAGGCTATGAAGTCAGTTGTGGTGTAGCCAAATGCCTTTAGGTAAACCTTCGTGTGGTTATTCATAGTCCGCAGTAGCCTGTATCACATTCGTTAAAGTCGGTATCAAACAGTTCATACTGTGATTTCCAATTTTTGATTTGTTCGTAAGTCACATCATTCCATTGATTATTTTTATATGATTTCATTGCAATCTTCTCGGTGTCATTAAACCATTCAAGTTTGTTTGGATGCTTGTCCCACATCTTTTTAATCAAGGCAGGTGTTTTATGAAAACATCCTACGCAATTATTCATCCAAGCAAAACGAACAGGCTTATCACTCCAATAGACCTCAATTTTATCACGATAGATGTTTGCCTCAATTAAGGGGAATCTTGGTATCTGATATGGTATGGATTTCCATTTGTTATTTCCATTCTCGTGCTTGCCCACGATAGTCTTGAACTTCATAGCACCACCATCAGCAGCAGTTCGCTCCATCATTGAGGCGGCTCTCCTTGTTTCGTTGGCTCGGAAACCGATTCTTGTCTCCACTATCTCACCGATGTTATCACGCCAAAATTCAAACATAGGCTGAATTTTCATCTCTACTGTGCAAAATCTTCGCATAGCATTTGGAAGCTGAACACGACCATCCTTGCGAGCTACAACTTGGTCAAAGGTCTTGCCTGTAACCCAAGTGATAGGTCTGCCTATGTACTGCTCAAGGTCAAGCATCGTGTAGATAATCATATCATCTTCTGCCGTTCCGATGAATGGAGCTTGAATTCTGTCTTCTACCTCTTTGCGTATTTTAGCATCGGGGAATAGACAATTCTTGTCCTCAATCCGCACAAGAGAAAAGATGTCATAGTCCGCAGGGTAGTTTGCTGCGATGTAGGAGGAGGTCTTGCCTCCCGACAATGAGTTTACAGTCTTCACTTTAGTGCGTTATAGTAGCAAAGGTACTGCTC